CGTCCAGGCCCTCTCATGCGCCTTCGCGATGCGCGGTCTATCTCCCGCTGAGAAGCTGGTGCTGCTGGCGCTGGCCAACTTCGCCAACGAGAAGATGCAGTGCTGGCCATCGCAGGAGAGGCTTGCCGCTGATACCGAGCTTAGCGCGCGCACAGTGTGGTCTGCGCTGAAGTCGCTCACCGACAAGGGCATGCTCCAAAGGACCAGCCGCAAGCGGTCTGACGGCACGCGCACGACCGACGTTTTCACCCTCCACTTCGCCGTCGAAATCCGCTCTGAGCCAGTCGCAGATTTTGCGAACTCCACTCGCAAATCTTGCGAACACCAATCGCAATTTTTGCAAGAACCAGTCGCAGCAGTTGCGAGGCCCACTACGTTTGAACCGTCAGTTAACCATCAGATAGACGAACCTGTTGGTGGTGAAGGCGCGGATGCGTGGCCTGAAACAGATTTGGCGAAAAGCCTCTGCACCGAGGTGGCCAGTCCGTGGGTGGACGTCGACAAGTCCACCAGCCTAATCCTGAGCGGCGGCGTCGTCGCGAGCTGGAAACAGGCCGGGGCGTCGTGGTCTCAGGACGTCGTGCCGGTGATCAGGGCGATGGCCGCCCAGCGCCGCCAGCCAATTTCGTCGTGGGCCTACTTCGACCGCGCCGTGCTCCAGGCGCTGGCCGACCGCACGCGAGCGGTTGAGCTACCGGACGCGTGCAGCACGGGACCTCCGAGCGGGACCTCCTTCACCGCCCAGCGATCCGCAGAGCAAGCCGAAGTCCGCCGCCGCGTCATGGAATCCGAAAATGGCTGAGAAGCACGAAGTCATCGAAGCAATCGAAGCGCTCGCCACGCACTGCCGGCCGCCGCTGATGGGCGTCGAAGAGCGGGTCGCCTGGGTCATGGACTGGTGCCACGACCTGAGGGATTTCCCCATCGAGAACGTCCGCATGGCCTGCCAGCGCTGGCGCCAGGGCGACGACCGCAAGTTCCCGATGCCTGGTCAGCTCCTGCCCCTCGTTCGCGCCACGATGCGCCGTGAGGAATCAGGCGGAAGGCCTGAGCCGTGGCGCCCGGTCAGTGACGGCGAATATCAGGGCATGACGGTCCGCGAGAAGATCCGCCATCACCAGATCATGCTTGCCGAGGCGGGAAACCGTGGCGGGCCTATGTTCCGGCAGAATGGCGCGGGCGGTAAGGCCGAGCATCTGACAGCCGACCAGATGCCGCCAAAGTGGCACGACGCCCAGGCCGAGAAGGCTTTCCACAACGCAGAGATCAAGCGGCTCAGGGGCTTCATGCAAGAGCTTCCTGCGGCTCGGAGGAATGGGTGATGAAGTGGTCGGAAGCGATGGTTTGGATAGTTCTGATCCTGTGCGTCACGAGCTGTACTGTTTTCGATAGAGCATCTCAGTCGCGGACACCTGTGAACGGTTGGTCTTGGCCCGGGATGAACACAAAAGGCCAAACCCAATGAGCAATGACACGATCATAGAAGCGATGCGTGCGGCGATCTTAGCCAAAGCGTCTGACGGATGGTCGGGAGATGCGTGCGCCGTCGACCCTGAAGACGCCGCCCAAGCCGCCTACAACGCCCTCATAGAGGGTGGGTTTGTGGTTGTTCCGAGAGAGCCGACAGTCGACATGATGAGCGACGGCGCCATCGCCACCAATCGCCCGGTCGGCGTGTCGGACATTTACGACATCTGGGATTCGATGGTCTCCACCTTCCTAGAAGGTCTGGAGGGGGTGAGGGGGTCCTCCCGGATCGGTGGAGAGACCTGTGCGGCGTCGGTCGCAAGCGACCTGACTGGTCCGCAAAGCGGAGGAGTCGAGCATTGGGTGACGTTGCCCGATAATTTCCCAGGTCGGACGATGACGGAGCAAGAGCGCGCCGAGTACGACCAGCGGTTCAGGAACGTCGCTCCGAGTGACATCGGTCCTAATGCTCAACGCGTCCTAGACGGCCTGAACGACGCGCTGGAAGGTCGGGTTGTCCTTCATCAGCCCAAGAGCGCTGCCCCCGAGTTCGAGGTGATGACCGAGGGCGCTGACGGCTGGTCAGACTGGATACACCCGCTTCCGGGCTACCGGATGAAGTGCTGCGACTGCGGACTGGTCCACGAGATGGAGTTTGAGATCGCGGCCTCCAACGGAGACGGTCAGGGGTTCAATGAGGGTGAAGGCGACGACGGGGTGATCGTGTTTCGAGCGCGACGCGAGCCAACGCGGACACCTCCGAACGCAGGCTCCCCAGGTCCCGGGACGCCATCCAATCCCAGCAATCCGACCAAGGAGAAGGCATGACCCAATGGTTCGCCATCCGCACGGCTACTCGCCAAGAGCTGAAGGCCGTGACCTCGCTCCGTGAGCTGGACATCTTCGCTTACTGCCCGGTGGAAACCCGCTGGCGCCGCACGCCCCGCACACGGACCAAGGCCGACATCCCGTTGTTCACCGGCTATATCTTCGCTAGGCTCGACGCGGTCGGCATAGCCCTCGCTCACGAGGCTGACGGCGTACACGCGGTTGTCGGCGCTTTCCGTGACCGACCCACCATCGAGGCCGGCAAGATCGAAGCCCTGCAACAGGCCCAGGCGGAAGGCCTCTTCGACCGCACGCTGTCAGATCCACCCATCAAGACCTTCGCCAAGGGCGAGAAGCTCAAGGTGATCGACGGCCCCTTCAGCGGATGGATCGGCGAAGTCACCCGCGCCAAGGGTAAGAACCGCCTGATGCTCATGACCCAGATGTTCGGCCGCAAACGCGAAATCGAACTACCTGTGGGGTCTCTTGTCGCAGCCTGACACAACCACTTGCGGCGCAGATGGTTCCAAGCTACACAGCTAGTAATGGCCGTACCCTATTCGGGACGCGGGGACGGGCGAGGCTCGCAAGGGCTCAGCCACCAACCTAAGCCGGGCCACTGGCGGCAAAAAACTGAGGCATAGCCCTCGCGCCAGCCCCTGATCCAGCCCCGATTTTCGGCGGGCAGGGTCACCTAGAAATGCGCCCTGATATTCAGCCTCGCTGCCATGAGGCTTAGATGCGAACATAGAGTTCCTCACGGCGCTCGGTGTTCGTTCGCGAACCCCTGAACGCATCCGGGCTTGGCAGGCCGGGCGTCGTGAGAACACCCATGAGAAACCTGACGCGCGAAGAGCTCCAAGCGGAGCTTAGCGCCCATGCGAGCGAGATACTCAAGGCCTGGAGGAATCGTCACAAGGTCAACCCCAAGCGGCTGGCCAGTGAGGCAAGGGCTGCGCGGCGAGACGACCTCGATGTCAGGTTCATCTACATCATCGGCCATAACCGAACATCGGTAAAAATCGGCATCGCCAAAGACGTTCGTAAGCGCCGGAAGGCCTTGCAAACGGCCAGCGCCCAAGCCCTCATCGTCCACTTCAAAGCTATTTGCCCGCCGAAAATGGCGCCAACCGTGGAGCGCGAGTGCCACAAAGCGCTGAGGCTGGTCAGGTCGAAGGGTGAGTGGTTCAACGTCTCACCCGAGACCGCCGAAGTGATCGTCCAGCGCATCGTCGCGGCGGCTTGGAAAAGCAGCGAACACGATCCCGCTGACTTCGGACACCCGATCTAGTTTCCCCAATTCGCGGCCCCGGACAACATCGCTCGCGCCTAGCGCCTTAACGCAAGAGCCGGTGAGCCGCGAACCCCAACCAGAAGCCGAGCCCAACATGCTGACGATCCTTGTCGCGCTCATCATTGCCGGCCTCATCCTATGGGCCATTGAGCAGTTCCCGCTCGATGCGACCATCAAGTCCATCATCCGCGTCGTGGTGATCGTCACCGTCTGCCTTTGGCTCATCAGCCTCGTGGCGCCGGTTGGGATGATCCCACTGCGGCTGCGCTAACCACAACATCAACACCAACCTAGCCGCCCCAGAAGACAGCGGCAGGGGAGGGACTATGGGGCGCAAGTCCACCTTCAACGAGAAGGATGCGTCTGAGATCGTCGCTAGGCTGTCCAAGGGCGAGCCGCTGGCGGTGATCTGCCGGGATGACGGCCTTCCTGCGTATCGCACCGTGTACGATTGGATGGAAGCGAACGCGCCCTTTGCCGCGAACATCGCGCGTGCACGCGAGGAGGGCTTCGACGCTATCGCCATCGAGTGTTTGGAGATCGCGGACGACAAATCCCAGGACGTAAAGATCGTGGGCGAGGACGAGCGCGAGGTCTGCAACACCGAGTTCGTCCAGCGCGCCAAGCTCCGCATTGAGACGCGCCTGAAGCTCCTGGCAAAGTGGGACCCCAAGCGATACGGCGAAAAGCTGGCCCTGGGCCAGGCGGATGACCTAGGGCCGTTGACGGTCGTGATCAACAAGCCTGCATGAGCCGCAGACTAGAGCTGCCTCATCAGTGGTCGCCACGGCCCTATCAGGACGACCTGTGGCGCTACATGCACGGCGGCGGCAAGCGAGCCATCGCTATCTGGCCTAGACGGCACGGCAAGGACGACGTTGCGCTGCATTTCACGGCGTGCGCCGCCCATGAGCGGGTCGGAACGTACTGGCATCTACTTCCCCAGCAGAACCAGGCCCGCAAGGCGATCTGGAATGCGGTGAACCCGCACACAGGCCGGCGGCGCATAGATGACGCGTTCCCCCACGAACTGAGGGATGCGACACGAGACGACGAGATGTTCATCCGGTTCAAGACCGGGTCGACATGGCAGGTGATCGGATCTGACAACTACGACGCCCTGGTGGGCACGCCGCCGATTGGCGTGGTGTTCTCCGAGTGGGCGCTGAGTGATCCTCAGGCGTGGTCCCTGATCCGCCCCATCCTGCTGGAGAATGGCGGTTGGTCGATCTTCATCACCACGCCGCGCGGTCGCAACCATGCACACCGCATGTACGAGATGGCCGCCAAGTCGGACGACTGGTTCGCCGAGAAGCTGACTGCCGATGACACATCGGTCTTCACCCCGGAGCAGCTCGCTACCGAAAAGGCTGAGCTGATCTCCGAGCGGGGCGAGGCGGATGGCGAGGCCATCTACGACCAAGAGTACATGACGTCGTGGTCGGCGGCCCTGCCCGGCGCCTACTACGCCAAGGTGATCGACAAGCTGGAACGCGACGGCGCCCTGACCAAGGTCGCCTACAACCCCGCCCGTCAGGTTCACACGGCCTGGGACCTGGGCGCTAACGACATGACCGTGGTTTGGTTCGTTCAGCGCACCCCAACCGGCTGGGCGCTGATCGACTACCTGGCCAATACGACCGTGGGCATCGACTGGTACGCCCGCGAGATTCTCGCCAAGCCTTACATCTACGGCGAGCATCTATTGCCCCACGACGGAGACCGCCAGCAGTTGGCGCTTCCCGAGGCGGCAAGCATCGCCGACAGCCTTCGCCGGCTGGGGCTGCGTAACGTGCGCATCGTGCCCCGGACGGTCAGCGTCGCGAACGACATCAACGAGGTCCGCAAGGTCCTGCCGATGTGCGTGTTCGACGCCGAGAAGTGCGTACACGGCATCGACGCCCTGCGGTCCTATCGCCGGATTTGGGATGAGAAGCTGAAGGCCTATCGCGACACGCCCCTCCACGACTGGGCGAGCGACCCGGCTGATGCCTTCCGCACGTTCGCTATCGGCAAGCCGCAAGAGTTCGGCGCCAACGACGATGAAGACGACGAGCCCGATTGGAGGCGCACGAATGACGGACGCAGCCAAACGACCGGGTACTAGCGCGTGACCGACGCCGCCTATGCCCAACCCGACGATATCGAGCTGAACGATGACGAGCCCGACGAGAACGCCGAGAAGATGGCGGCGGTCGACAAGGTCAAGGCCAACATCGCCGCTCAGAACCTCGCTGAGGAGCTTGACGAGAACGAACTGAACCGGATCGGTCAGAAGGTTGTCGAAGAGTACGAGATCGACGAGGAAAGCCGCAAGGAGCACGGCTGGACCGAGCGCAACAAGGCGGCGATGGACCTCGCCTTGCAGGTGCGCACCGCCAAGAACCATCCGTGGCCCAACGCGTCGAACATCAAGTACCCGCTGATCTCCACGGCGGCGATCCAGTTCAACGCGCGCGCCTATCCTGCGGTCATCGACGGCTTCAACGTGGTCAAGGGCCGTGTGCTGGGCGAGGATCAGGACGGCCAGAAGGCCCAACGCGCCGAACGCATCGGCGATCACATGTCCTACCAGCTTCTCCAGGAGATGGACGGCTGGGAAGAGGACACCGACCGCTTGCTGATGATGCTGCCCATCGTGGGCTGCGCCTTCCGCAAGAGCTACTTCGACCCGGTGCGCGGCAAGAACCGTTCCGAGCTGGTTCCGCCCGACAAGTTCGTGGTGAACTATTGGGCCAAGGACCTGGAGACTACCCCGCGCGCCACGCACGTCCTGGAGTTCTACCCGAACGAGATCCAGACCAAGATGCGGGGCGGGCTGTGGCTCACCCAGGAGCTGGGCCTGCCGCAGGACGCCGCGAACGACGACCAGGCGCCGCATACGTTCCTGGAACAGCACCGCCTGCTGGACCTGGATGACGACGGCTACGCAGAGCCCTACATCGTCACCGTCCACAAGGAGAGCATGAAGGTTCTCCGCATCGTCGCCCGCTATGACGAGAAGGGCATCGAGGCGGACGCGTCGGGCAAGATGATCGTCTGCATCAAGCCGGTGCGGATGTTCACCAAGTACGGTTTCATCCCCTCGCCGGATGGGAGCTTCTACGACATCGGCTTCGGGACGCTGCTGACGGCGTTCAACGAGACGATCAACACCACGCTCAACCAGATCATGGACGCCGGCACGCTGGCGAACACGCAAGGCGGCTTCATCGGCGCTGGCGTGACCATGAAATCGGGCTCCACCCGGTTCCAGATGGGCGAGTTCAAGCGGTTGGACACCGGCGGGCAGATGCTGAAGGACAGCATTGTCCCGTTCCAGTTCGCCGGCCCCAGCCCCGTGCTGTTCAACCTGCTGACGATGCTGATCGACGCGGCGAAGGACGTCACGGCGACGCAGGACATCCTGACGGGAGACACCCAGAAGGCCAACCAGCCTGTCGGCACGACGCTGGCGGTGATTGAGCAGGGGCTCAAGACCTTCTCGGCCATCGTCAAGCGCATCCATCGGTCGTTGGGCCAGGAACTCGCCTGCCTGTTCCGGCTGAACGAAGACGAGTACTATCGCTTCCAGGACAAGGAAGGCGCTATCGCCCGGCAGGATTACGCTGTGGGCGACGTCGACGTGATCCCGGTTTCCGACCCGTCGATGGCGACGGACATGCAGAAGATGGGCCGTGCTCAGTTCCTTCAGCAGTTCCGCGCCGATCCGCTGATGGACGGCCAGGAGATCAACAAGCGGGTTCTGACCGCAGCCGGCATCCAGGACGTCGACAAGCTGTTCGCGCCTCCTCCGCAAGGCCCGCCGCCTGAGCTTCAGGAGAAGATGAAGGCGGCGGAGCAGAAGGACCGCGAACTCGACCAGAAGGCCGACGAGCTGGAGCTGAAACGGGCTTCCGCCATGGCCGACATCGGCCTTCGCGAGTCCCAGGCGATCAAGGCGATTGCCGATGCGCTGATGACTGGCGCTCCGGTGCCGGAAGTCGCGGCCCTGATCTCCCAGATGGTCAACGCCACGCTAGACAAGGCAGATGATGGACAAGGCGGCCCCGTTCAACAAGCAGACGTTCGAGGAATGGCAGGCCCACCCGCTGACGGCCCGGTTCAGGACATTCCTGAGGGACCAGCAGGCGGACCTGGCGTCCCGATGGATGGCGGGCCAGTCGATGGACCTCCAGCAGCAGACCAAGGCTCTCCTGATGGGGGAGTTGGCGGACCTGGAATGGGCGGACCTGGCCCGGTTCTATGACCTGCCAACAGACGAGACAGAATCCGCCTCGCAGTGAGGCGTTGGCCGTAGAGGCCCGGCACTAACCCAAGAGACATCATGCAGGAAGCAAATCCCTCGGGGGTCCACCCCGTGGATCACAAGATTCTCGTGCGCCCTGACAGCGCGGAGAAGAAGATCGGCAGCATAATCATCCCCGAAACGACGCAAGAGCGCGAGAAATACGCTGTCGTGAAGGGCACGCTGACCGCCGCTGGCCCCAACGCCTTCAGCGAGTGGGGCGAGGGCAACGTTGTACGGCCCGGTTTCCGCGTTCTGATCGCCCAATACGCAGGCGCGATCATCAAGGGCGCTGACGGCGCTGAGTACCGCCTCATGAACGACGAGGATGTGATCGCCACGCTGGAGGCCGCAGAATGAGCGAAGCCGCCGAAGCTGAAGACGTTGTCGACGCCGTCGACGCTACGGACGTGGTCGATGAGACCCTGCCCGACGTCACCGAACGCGCCCACAACATGGGCTGGACGCCCAAGGAGCAGTTCAAGGGCGATCCGGAGAAGTGGGTCGACGCCGCCGAGTTCGTGCGCCGTGGGGAGGAGTTCGTTCCCTTCCTGAAGGCGAACAACAAGGCCCTGGAGCGCCAGATCAAGGACCTGACGAAGACCGTCAAGAACCTGGCCGACCACAACGCCAAGACCGACGAACGCGCCTATGCGCGGGCTCTGAAGGACCTCAAGGCTGAGCAGGCCGCCGCAGTCGCCGCCGGGGATGTCGATGCAGTCGACCAGATCACCGACGAGATCGCCGCGCTCGCCACGGCGAAGGCCGCCAAGCCATCCGAGTCCGACGACTTCGGCGAGACCTTCGCCGCCTGGAAGGCCGAGAACAAGTGGTACGACAGCGATCCCGCCTTGCAGGAAGCCGCCTTCGGCATCGCCGAGAAGCTGCGCCAGGAGGGTAAGACGCCCGCCGAGCAACTACCCTTGGTCGCAACGCGCATCAAGCAGTTGTTCCCGGAGAAGTTCGAGAACCCCCGCCGCCGCGAAGCTGGCGCTGTCGAGGGCGGATCAACCGCTCGACGCTCAGGGAGTAAGGGCTATTCCGACCTTCCCGCCGACGCCAAGGCGATGTGCGACGACTTCGTCAAGCGCGGCATCCTGACCCGCGAAAAATACATCAAAGACTTCTTCACCGAATAGCCAAGAGGCCGACATCATGACCGACGAAGCCTCCAAGGCTGTCCCGAAACACAACCGCCGACGCCGCGCTGCTGTCGGCGGCTTCCGGACCAAGCTCGATGCGCCCAGTCGCGCCGGATTCGTCCGCCGCTGGGTCAACGACGATCCCGGCCGCATCCAGGAGATGCACGAGCTGGGCTACGACTTCGCCGAGGCCGACACCAGGACCTCGGGGCAAGGGACTCGCATCTCGCGTCAAGTAGGCAAAGACGCGAACGGCAAGCCCACCCACGCCTTCCTCATGGAGACTCCCACGAAGGAGTACGAGGTCGGCGTGAAAGAAAAGGAAGAACGGCTTTCCCTGTTCGAAGAGGCAATTCGCGAAGGTCGCGACACGACGGGCAAGCTTGAAAACGCCTACGAGCCGGGCTCGCGGAGCTCGATCTCGCATTCCAACACCGCCTGAGACCCTGAGGGGTCATAGGCCCTCCAAGGACATCCAACATGGCTAACGCCGTCATCAAGCGGGGCTTCCTCCCCGTTGGGACGATCGGTGGCTCCCCTTACACGGGCGCCGTCCGTCCCTATTCCGTGGCCGCTGCGAATGCGACCGCGATCTTCATCGGTGATCTCGTCACCGCCTCCACCACCTCGCAGACCATCAACGGCGTCGTCTATCAAGACGTCGTGCAATCGGCGACCGGCGACGTCTTCCAAGGCGTCGTGGTCGGCGTCGATCCCGTGACCAACGCGTCGCTGCCCTATCGGGCGGCTTCCACCCAGCGCGTGGTGTTCGTGGCCGACGATCCGAACCTCATGCTGCTGACGGACGATATCTCGACCGGCACGCCGCTGGCCGCCGCCGATGTGGGCCTCAACGCCAACATCGTCGTGGGCACGGGTTCGACCGTCACCGGCTACTCGGCGATGGAACTCGACAACACCACGGAAGCCACGACCAACACGCTCGACGTGAAGATCATGGGCATCCTGCAAAGCCCCGACAACGACCCTGCGTCGGCGTCGGCTCGCTTCGTGGTGAAACTGAACCGCCACCGGTTCGCCAACCAAGTCGCGGGGATCTAGGACCATGGCTGCGATCAACACCGGCAATATCGCCAAGCTGCTTATGCCTGGCCTGAACGCCATCTGGGGTTCCGACTACACCGAATATCCGATGTGCTGGCCCGACCTGTTCGACCAAGACACCTCGGAGAAGGCGTACGAGGAAGACCAGCTCATGCCCGGATTCGGCCTTGCGCCGATCAAGACCCAGGGTTCGGCGACGCTCTACGACTCCACCTCGCAGGGCTACACCTCGCGCTATACGCACCTTGCGTACGCGCTGGGCTTCGTCGTCACCTACGAGGCGATCCAGGACAACCAGTACAAGTCCAAGGCCCTTCGCGGGACCAAGGACCTGGCGTTCTCGTTCCGGCAGACCAAGGAAAACGTGGCCGCGAACATCTACAACCGCGCCTTCAACGCCTCCTATACCGGCGGTGATGCGGTTGCGATGATCTCGACCTCGCACGCCACGATCTCGGGCAACCAGTCCAACCGCCTCGCGACCGACGCCGACCTGTCGGAAGCCTCGCTGGAGGACACCTGCATCCTGATGATGAACGCCACAAACGAACGTGGCCTGCGCATCAAGATCACCCCGAAGTCGCTGGTTGTCCCGACGCAGTCCGCGTTCGAGGCGACCCGCATCCTGAAGACGGTCGGTCGGCCGTTCACGGCGGACAACGACATCAACGCGATCCGTTCGATGGGGCTGTTCTCCGAGGGCATCAAGATCAACCCCTACCTGACGGACAACGACGCCTTCTTCGTGCGCAGCGATGTCCCCAACGGTCTGAAGGCCTTCATCCGCGAATCTGCGTCGTTCGAGAACGACAACGACTTCGACACGAAGAACCTGAAGTTCAAGGGCTACGAGCGATACAGCTTCGGCTGGACCGACTGGCGCGGCGTCTATGGCACTCCTGGCGCCTGAGTGCGCTCTCCGGGGCGGGCTTCACGGTCCGCCCCACCCATTTCCCTGACAATCAAAGGGTGGGCCACCTGGCCCCTCAACGGAGGCCATCATGGCTGGTACCCACTTCCGCAGCGGCATCGTGCCGTCTTCCGACGTTTCCGACTTCACGGTGTTCCCGACCGGCGATTGCCCGGCGACGGCGAGCACGATGGGCACGGACGTCACGCCCACCATCACCATCACCTATCTGGCGCGGGTCATCATCCCGGTGAACGCCCTGCTGACCGGCATCGGTGTGCTCAACGGCTCGGCTGTCGCGGGCAACCTCGCGGTCGCGCTCTACAGCGCCAAGACCGGCGCGGTGATCGCCAGCTCCGCCTCCACGGCGCAGGCCGGCATCGCCGCCTACCAGAAGATCCCGTTCACGGCGCCTGTCACCGTCAAGGGCCCCGGCATGTACTTCATCGGGCTTCAGTGCTCGTCCGCTTCGGCCCGTTTCCGCGCCCACGCGGTTGGCGTGTTCACGACCGGGTCCAAGACGGGTGAGACCTTCGGCACCTTCACCACCCTGACCGTTCCGTCCGGCTTCACTGCCGACGTCGGCCCCATCGCGTCCACCTACTAGGGCGCAGGCCAGGAGCTTCTTATGGGTACGAACTCAGACTTCCGCCCGGGCCGTCGTTGGGTTGCGGTCACGCCCAGCGATACGGTCAACCTGCCCCCCGGCGCACGGGCGCTCTACGTCGGCGGACTCGGCAACGTCGCCATCGTGGGTGACGATGATGTGGCGGTGACGATGACCGCCCCCGCTCTTGGGGTTTGGCACAACCTCGGCATGAAGAGGGTCAACGCCACCAACACGACCGCAACCTTGATCCTCGCAGGCTACTGATGAGCGGTTCCGAGCAGCGCATCGGAGATTTCCGCATCATCTGCGACTTCTCCGGCTTCAAAGGCTGGGCCTCGGAATCCACCATGACGTGGGATGGGCGCCGCGTCCTGAACCGGTTCCTGGGGGAGGAGCAGCAGCGCCACCCTCAGGACCTGGTCAAGGCGGTCAGGGATGACCCGCGCGTCAGCAACCCGCGCCCTGAAACCGCTGATGTCTTCCTGACTTCCGACGTCCTGCCGAGTGACCTCTGATGGCGACCTCGGGCACATCGGCATTCTCCCAGACGTCGCGGGAGATCATCACCCAGGCGCTCTACGTGCTGCATGAGGTGGCCCTGGGCGACACGCCAGAGGCCGACCAGGCGGAACAGGCTCGCATCGTCCTGAACCAGATGATCAAGACCTGGGGCGCGGCTGGGCGGCTTTGGCTGATGGAGGAAGGCTCCATCCCCCTGATCGCCTCCACGGCGTCCTATGAGCTTCCCCTCGCCCGCAAGGTCCATTCGGTTCGCCGCCGGACAGACGACGTCGATACGCCGCTCATGCCGATCAGCCGGTCAGACTATGACGACCTGCCGACCAAGAGCGCCACCGGAATGCCGATCCAGTGGTTTTTCGATCCCCAGCGCGCCACCAAGACCCTATTCGTCTGGAATGCCCCGGATACGGCTACGGCCGCCAGCACGACGTTGGAATACACCTATTCCCGCGTGATCGAGGACGTCCAGACGCTGGATGAGGATGTCGATGTCCCGCAGGAGTGGTTGGAGGCCCTGACCTATGGTCTCGCCAAGCGCCTCGGCCCCCACTGCGCGCTGCCGACGACATCGCCCATCCTTTGGGGCGAGATCAAGGAAATGGCGGAACGCCTGTACATGGCCTTGGCCAGCGACGATCAGGAATCGGCCTCGATCCTCGTCTCTCCCGATCTGTACTACTAGCCGTGGCCGTCGTCCCGTTCGCTGTTGGCGGATCTAACCGCGATGTGGGCAAGTTCCCGCATTTCGTGACGCTCAACATGTTCGCCGAGACGCCTGCTGGTGCTCCGGACACCAAGGCGCTTGTTTGCCGGGCGGGACTTGAGGCCTTCGCCGAGGTCGTGGATGGGGGACCGCGCCGCTGCGTGTTCCAGCGCGCGGGGCTCTTCAACGGCGATTGGCTCGTTCTGCTGAACGCGACGCTCTACCGCGTGACCCGGGGCGGGGTGATGACCGCCTTCACGGGCTCTGTGCCAGGCTCCGGCATTGTCGCCATCGACGCCGGCCCTGATGCGGATGGCAACTCCGAGGCTCGGATCGCAACGGGCGACGCCATCTATATCGCCAAGGCGTCGGACAACACGGTCGCGGCCGAAGCGTTTCCCGATGATGCCGGCGTCATCGACGTGCTGTTCATCCGGGGCTTCTGGATCGCGGTTCGGGAAGATACCCAGGTGCTCTATTCCCGGGTTCCGGGGGATACTGTCTGGGACGCGATCACCTTCACCTCCGCCGAATATCAGCCCGACAAGGTCGTGGGCATCGAGCGGCTGGGCGACACGGTTCTCGTGTTCGGCGAGACCACGCTGGAGCCATTCGCACTGACAGGCAACGCCACCAACCCGTTGGCGCCCTACGGCGGCTCTGGGCAGGACGTCGGGTGCAAGAGCCGCGACACAATCGTCAACCTCGGCGAGGCGGTGTTCTGCATCACGGACGACAACACGCTGAGCCGGTTTGGGCCGGATCGGCAAATCGTCTCCGACCACTCGCTGTCCGAGGAAATCCGCAAGTCCAGCAGCATGGACCTCCGGGCCTGGGGCTTCAAGCAGGACCAGCACGCGTTCTATGTGCTGAGCCTTGGAGAAAAGACCTGGATCTATGACGACGCCACCAAGCTTCTCGCGACCGCCAATTCCACCGGCTACGACTACTGGCGGGCGGACCTGGGCGCGCAGGGCAATGGGATGATCCTAGCCGCCGACGCCTTGCCCAACTCCGGCAGGCTGTGGCGGGTCAATCCTGAGAAGCTGACGGATGACGGCGATGACATCGAGTGCGTCGCAACGGCCTTCCTGGCGGTCCCCGAGGGCAGCGTTATCTGCGCCAATCTCGTGCTGGAGTGCGCCCGGGGCGAAGCTCCGCTGACGTGGGACTAGCCGATGTCTCTGCTTCTCCTGCTGCGGAGCTTCGTCTCCGCTGTCGCCTCGACCTCGACCGAGAACCGCCCCCTCGTGGGGATGCGCTATTCAGATGACCTGGGCAAGACCTGGAGCCGTTGGCGGTTTCAAACCCTGGGCAAGGCTGGTCGGTATCGTGACAAGGCCCGGTGGAACGGGCTTGGCAAGATCAAGGCCCCCGGGCGGATGTTCCAGTTTAAGGCGACGGACGCGACGGTTCGCCGGTTCACGCAGCTCTTGATGAATGTGCCGCCCGAATGATCGAAACCCAGGCCATCGCGCAAGCCAACCGCACGCCGACACACGAGTTCATCGGCGAATGGCGTGGGTCCGGAGCCATCCAGGGCCTGCCCCGCTGGATGGTCATCGCCAACGAGGACGGCACGCCGAACCCCAAGTTCCTGGGCCTCGCGCGGGTCGCCTTCAACCTGACGCCCGCGATCAGCCTTGGAGCGTCCGACATCATCATCAACCTCGGCGAGGACGACTACGGCACCCCGACGCTCACCATGCGCAACGCCTGGATCACTTGGACGTCGTAGAAGACCGCGACCCAGCTTTCTGGGATCGCATCGCCGCACACCCCGAAGTCGCTCCGCACGTGTTCCTGGGCCAGGCCGAGATCAGCCTTGCCGAAATGGTCTCACATCCATCCGTGACACCACTGCGGACGGAAAACGGCGGCTTCCTGTTCTGCCAGCTGGATGGCCTGGGCCGGGTCCATGAGTTGCATACCCTCTTCACCCCGGAAGGCTGGGGTCGGGAGGTTCTCTTCGCCGCCAAACAGGCTTTCGCGCTGATGTTCGAGCGCGGTTGCCAAGTGGTGACGACCTACGAAGTCGAGGGCTGGAAACGCTCTCAGCCGCCGAAGAGCTTCGGTTTCCAACCTTGCGGGGATTTCGCCCCGTCTCACCTCGGATCGCTCCGCACCTGGATTTTGACCGCTGACGCTTGGGCTCATTCCCCAACGCGTCGATGGAGGGCCTAGCCCATGCCTCTAGTCGCCGCCGCTGGCGCTTTTCTCGGTACTGCTGGTGGAGCTGCCGTCGCCTCTGGCGTGATCGGCGCTGCCGGGTCGATCTATGCCGCCAACTCGGCCAACAACGCCACGAACAAGGCGATCAACGCCCAGCAGGCCGCGACCCAGCAGCAGCTCCAACTGCAGCAGCAGCAAAACGATCAGACCCGCCAGGACCAGGCTCCCTATCGCACGGCGGGCTATGGCGCGCTTGACCAGCTCTTGCAGCAGCAGGGCCTCGGAGGTGGGGCCGGTGCGCCTGGCGGGGCGGACTACGCCGCCTACGTGGCCCAAAACCCCGACATCGCCGCTGAGGCGCAACGGGTGCTGGCGTCAGACCCCAACTCCATCGGCGACCTGAACCACGACGGCACGATTGATGCGACCGACTACGGACAGTATCACGCCACGCAGTTCCACGATCGTCAGGTCCCGACTGTAGCGGGCTCAGCTCCCCAGACCTCGGAGCAGCAGCTTCAGCAACAGGTGGGATCGGAGCCCACCTTCGCGCCACGCCAGGACTATCAGCGGCCCGGCTTCCAGCAGGCCAACGTCGGCATTGACCAGTTCCAGGCCTCGCCGGACTATAATTTCCGGCTTCAGGAAGGCTCGCGCAACCTCAATGCCTTCAACGCGGCCAAGGGTGTTCTGGGTTCCGGCGCGGCCATGAAGTCGCTGGTCGACTACGGGCAGAACACGGCGGCGGCTGAGTACGGCAACTGGCGCGACTATGTGACCGGTCAGACCGACAAGCAGAACGCCTTCAACCAGGACAGCTTCAACTCGGATCGCGGCTACGGGACGGACATTTATAACACCGATCGCGCCAATTCGCTGAACCGCTTCGACACCAACCGCGCCTATCAGACGGGGCGGACGGACACCCAGACCGGCAACCTGTTCAACCTTGCCAACATGGGGCAGGGCGCCACGAACGCCACGAACTCGGCGGGCCTGAGCTACGCCAACAACTCCGGTAACATCATCCAGAACAACGCCAATGCGGTCTCCAACGCCTTCAGCCAGACGGCGAACACGAACGCGGGCTTGGCAGGTAGCCTGGTGGGCATCGGCCAATCTCTGACGAACGCTTTCAAGCCCAAGACCTCCGTCCGCGACTACACCATGTACGGGACCTGATCATGCCCATGAACGCTTTCGATCCGATGGGCA